TAATTTAATTTATGATCATGAATTATTTATATATCCGTTTGTAAGCCAAGAAATACCTAATTTCATTGGAATAGTACCAGAAGTTACTGAATTGATTAATTTGCCAAATAAAGAACAATTAGATAGTATTTATGAGAAGTATACAAATAAAGTAAATAGAAATGTTGAAGGTTTTGTAATTAATTATAAAAATATAATAAGCAAATATGTAAGAATGAAAAATGGTCAATTAAAAGAACATTTTGATAGAGGTGAATAGATGAAATATTTATTAATTGGATTAGGAACGATATTAATGATTGTCTTTGTATTAAGTTTATCAGCCCTTATATTTTGGGGACTAGGTAATCTAATAATATGGGCATTTGGTATTAAATTTGTATGGACATTTTGGCATGGATTAGTATGTGCATTAGTGTTCGGTTTATTGAAAGAAATATTTGGAAAGTAGGAATTAAAATGAAAGAATTAAAAGATACAATAGAATTAATGAATAGCGAAGATTATAAAGAAAGATTTAGAGCAGAGTATTATCAAACAAAAATTAGATATGAAAAGTTGCATAAATTAATAATCAAAATGGAAGCAGGAACTTGTGATTTTACACCAAGTTGTGCTTTAGAAGTACACAAAGAACAAGCAAAATATATGGGTATGTATTTACATATGCTCGAAGTAAGAGCGGAAATAGAAAAAATAGAATTATAAGAAAGAAGGAATAGAAAATGAATAATATGTTAATTATAAGTCAAGATGAAAAATTTACAGGAATGGTGAAATTTTTAGGAATTGGTCAAAGAAATCCTAAAACAGTTATAGGTGATGAATTGAAATCACTATTAGAAGAAAAGAAAATGACAAGTGATGAACTTATCACTTTAGTAGGTAACAGTTATAGAGATAATATTAAAAGAGTATTAGAAAATCAAGAACAGCCTAAACCAAAATTAGTAGAATTAATTACAACTAAATTAGGTGTTGATAAGGACTATTTTGAAGATAAAGAACTAGAAAATGTAATTGTTACTGATAACAATATTGTAGTGGCAAAATATCCTACAAATAAAAGAACATTAGAAGTTAAAAAAGAATTAGATAAGCACATTTTTGAATGTTTAGAAAATGGTGCTAATGTATTTATAGAAATGCCAAAGGAATAGAGGTGTAAAAGATGTTTTTAATAATATTAAGTATAATTTTAGTCGTTGTTACGGCAGGATTATTAGGAATAAATACAGAAGAAGAAAAATGGAAATTTAAACCTAGAATGATTATCAGTTTATTATGGTTGATTATAATTTTGTTTGGTTGTTTTTCAACAATAAAAACAGGAGAGATTGGAATAAAAACAAGATTTGGCAAAATTGTTGGTAGTACAACTAACGAAGGTATAATTTTTAAATCTCCAATAGAAAAAGTAGAAAAAATAAATATTAAAGTACAAAAATACGAAAATAAAGATGCATTGAGTACTTCAACTAAAGATATGCAAATAGTTAACAATATTAAGGTTTCTATAAATTATCAAATTGATGGAACTAATGTTGTAGAGTTGTATAAAAAAGTTGGAATAAATTATAGTAACACTATATTAGAACCTGCAATTCAGGAAACAACCAAAGGTGTTATTTCAAAATATACATCAGAAGAATTAGTGACAAAGAGAAGTGAGATATCACTTGATATTAATAATACATTAAATGAGAGAATCAAAAATTATGGAATAAATAGCGTATCGGTTGCAATAAATAATTTTGATTTTAGCGAAGCTTATAATCAAGCAATAGAACAAAAAGCAGTTGCAGAACAGAATGTATTAAAGGCACAACAAGAACTTGAACAAACAAAAGTCGAAGCTGAAAAGAAAATTGTAGAAGCAGAGGCAACAAATAAAGCAAATGAATTATTAAAACAAAATGTAACTGATGAAGTTTTGATGAAACAGTTTATTGAAAAATGGGATGGCAAATTGCCAACTACATACGCTGGGAACGACATTTTAAAAATGTTTAATTTAAAATAAAATATAAAATAGTGTAGCACTCTCTAGGGAAATATAAAGAGAGAGTGATTAGATGATAAAAGTTGGAGATAAAATCCAAATAAAAAAGCAAGAAACAACACTTGAAAGCACTTTTACAGATATATTAAATGTTCTTAAATCATCAAAAATGAAAGAACATGATAAATTAGATTGGTGTAATAGTGCTTTAAGTATTCTTGAAGAAATGTATAAACAAGATGAATTAGGTAGTGTTAAAGTAGCAAAGACTAAACTAATTCCAGTATTACATAAATTAATTGAAGGGAGCGAAATTGAAAATATGGCTCTCTTTTTTGATTATTATAAAAGAGCCTATTGTTTTTGCGCAAGAAGAGATTTTGAATGCTTTGTTGATTATATTGAATGGAATATGCCACGAAAGGTATTAGCAAATCGTAGAAACGTACTAAAACCATATGTGGATGCTTTAAATAGAATAGCATTTGATGATAAATTACAATATCTAGTAGTATCTTATCCACCATCAATGGGTAAATCTTATTTAGCAACATTATTTACTGCTTGGGGTTATGGTATAAGTATTAATAATTCTGTAATAAGAATGTCTTATTCTGATGAATTAGTTTTAGGTTTTAGTAGAACTGTTAAGGGAATAATATCTAGCCCTGAATTTGCTGAAATATTTCCTTTGTTCAAATTATATAATGGAAAACCATTTGAGGTGGAAAGAGAATCAGACTGGAAGATAAAAAATGCTAATGTTCCTAAATCAAATCATATAGCAAGAACTCGTAACGGTTCAACTACTGGAGAAAGAGCCTCATTTGCAATTATATTTGATGATATGACAAAGGGAGCAGAAGAAGCAAACAGCGAAAAGGCGCATAGAGATATATATGATAAGTGGAATACTGAATGGTGGAATAGGCGAGATGGTGTAAGATGTAAATTTATATTTGTTGGTACTCAGTGGACACCGGAAGACATTTTAAATAGAATAATTGAAGATAGAAATAAAATATCAACACTACAACCAACTGACAATCCTTATGTTATGGAAAGTGAAGATAAATCAACGATAGTTATTCGTGTACCAATGCTTGATGAAAATCATAAAACAACTTGTAGTGAAGTGTATCCACAACAAATAGCAGAACAAATTGAACAAAATACAGATCCATTTTTATTTAGTTGTGTATATCAGCAAAATCCTATTGCACCTACTGGTAGAGAATTGTCATGGGAATGTTTGCAGACATACATTGAACCACCTGATGATTTAGCGCCTTATTGTATGGCAGTAATTGATACAAAAAGAAAAGGAAAAGATAATCTTAATATGTTTATTTGTAAACCAGATGGTAATGGTAAACATTATCTTTGGGATGCGATTTTTAGTAAAAAGCCTATGCAATCATTATACAATGATATTATTGAAAAAATTATTTTACATAGAATAACAACCCTTGTAATAGAAAATAATACTGATGAATCACTAAAGACATTGTTAGATGATAGATTAAAAGCACGAGGGGTTTATTGGTGTAAAATTCTTGAAAAGTATAATACTGTAAAAAAGGAAACTAGAATTAAAGATAACCTATGGACGATTTTAACATTAATAATTTTTAGAGATAAATCTATTGTTAAACCAAATACTGATTTAGGCAGATTGATGGATAATATTACTAAATATTCTTTTGATTATCCTAATAAATTTGATGATGGTCCAGACGGAACTGCTTTATATGCTAGTGAAATTATTCTAGGTAAAAGTATATTAAATAAACCAAAACCTATAAGACGACCTTTTTGACGAATAAGTCCAATTTATGTTGGACTTTTATACTTCATAACTAACAATTTTTTTATTAATAATGTATAAATGTAGCGAACGGTCTAGTTTTTCCCTTCATTGACCGTTTAGTGCTACACGGGAGCATAACCGTAAGAATTTAATTTTTATTGTTGTGTTCCCTTATTTTATATTTTGGGAATACCAAAGTATGAAAGATGGTGAATTAATGGAAAATGAAGAAGTAAAAACAACTGAAACATCAGTTGATAATAATACAAATGCACAAATACCTACCGATAAACCAGTAATGCCGGTTCAAGATGAAGTAAGACTATTTGGTAGACATATTATTTATGCAGATTATGAACCAGAAGAAATGAACGAACAAACAATTACACAAATATTAAATGACGTATTTAGTGCTCATTTACAAAATTCAAGGGAAATTAATTATTTAGAAAACTATTATAAAGGTTTCCAACCAATTTTAGATAAGGTTAAAGAAGTAAGACCAACTATAAATAACAAAGTAGTAGAAAATAACGCTTATTTTATGGTTGAATTTAAAAAATCATTTGTTTTTGGTAAGCCAATACAGTATGTACAACGTGGTGATATTGCTAATGAAGAAGTAGGAGCTTTAAATAGTTATATGTTAGCAGAGGATAAATATCCAAAAGACACTGAATTAGCAGAAGATTTATATATATCAGGAATAGGACATAGATTAGTTCTTCCAGATATAAATGAAGATAGTCCTTTTATGATAGAAAATCTTGATAGCAAAACAACATTTTGTGTTTATTCTAGTAGATTACCTCATAAAAAGTTGTTTGGTTGTACCTATACAAGAGGCGTTAAAGATTACACAATAAAAGGTAGTGTGTATACAAAAAATGCTTATTATGAAATGACTAGCCCAAGTGTTGCATCAGCATTTGAGGTTAAACTTATAAAACCTACTATATTAAATGAAATTCCTATATTTGAATATTACTTAAATAAATCAAGAATAGGAATTATCGAAATAGTTATGGATATATTAAATAATTTAAATAGAATTACATCTGATGAAATGGACGGATTAGAACAATTTATACAAAGTTTACTTGTATTTGTTAACCAAGATATTGATAGAGAAGATTATGAAGGATTACTTGATTTAGGAGCAATTAAAATTGCAACTTCAGACCCGAGTAGACCAGCGGATTTAAAACTAATATCAAATGAGATAAAACACGATAATACAAAAGTATTACACGATAGATTATTCAATACTGCTTTAAATATTGTAGGTATTCCTAAAAATAGCGATAAAGCAAGTGGTGGAGATACTGGACAAGCTAGATATTTAGGCGAAGGTTGGACAATGGCTGATGCAAGAGCAGATGGCGACGAAATGGAATTTAAAAGATGTTCCAAACCAGAGCTTAAACTAATTTTAAGAATATGTAGACTTGCTCCAAATAGTCAAATTAAAACATTAACATTAAAAGATATAGACCAAAAATTTACAAGAAATAAATCAGATAATTTCTTAGTTAAATCACAAGGTATGATGAATCAAATTCAAAGTGGTATATCACCAGATGTTGCTATGACAACAAGTGGATTATATAGTGATCCAAATGAAACATTTAATAAATCAATGGAATTCTATGGTGGTATAGAAAATTGGATTAAATTATTTGTTGGGCAAGCAAATAAACAACTAAAACAAAATAACGAGAATAGCGATGGAAGTCTTAATAAGACGACATCTGCCTCAAAGGACGAGTCTGGAGAGGTTAATAAAAAAGGGGATTGATTCCTCTAAATGCCGAAATGGCTCAATTGGTAGAGCGACTGTTTTGTAAGCAGTAGGTTGTGAGTTCAATTCTTACTTTCGGCACCATATTTCGATGATGTAACGGTAGCATAACAGTCTCCAAAACTGTTTGTCTAGGTTCAAATCCTAGTCGATTTGCCATCCGGTATTGATGTAATTGGTAGCATAAGTGCCTTCCAAGCATTTTGTATCAGTTCAAATCTGATATACCGGTCCATATCTGGTATTGGCCTAATTTGGTAAGGCACTACATTTGGGATGTAGGGAGTAGAGGTTCAAATCCTTTATACCAGACCATTTAGTATACAAACTGATTTATCAGTTTATATAAATTTGCTTATTGTAGAGAGCATAAATCTACAACACTCCATTGATGAGACGAGACATCCATAAAAACGTAAGAGTGGGAAAGGTATAGAAATGAAAGAAGAAATCGAAAAAGTATTAAGTGATGAAACACTTACAACTAATGAAGAAAGAGTTGATGCTATTGCGAAAAGTTTAGCAACGTTAATGATTCCAAAGGATAAATATAATGACTTAAATGCTAAATATAAAACAGTAGAAAGTAACTATACTACATTATCAACTGAATATGATGACTTCAAAAAATCAAAAATGACTGATGATGAAAAAAGAGACGCAGAGTTAAAACAATTAGAAGTGGATAAGAAAGCAAATGCACTTAAAACAAGTGAATTAGCGGTTAAAGGTTTATTCTTAGATAATGGTATAAAAATTACTGATGAAGATACTGAATTAAAAGAAACTTTACAAAATATTATAAGTGAAGATTGTGATAAGTCAGTAAAATTAGCAAATAATTTTATTACATTATTAAATAAAACAAAAGAACAAACTAAAAATCAAACTACTACAGAATTGTTAAATGGAACACCAAAACCAATAGGTGGTACTCAAAGTGCTAATCCTGTTGATAAAGTTGCAGAACTAAAAAAACAATTAGATGAAGCAATTAAAAATAAAGATGTTTTAAAACAAACTGAACTTACTACTCAAATTTTTATGGCAGAACAAGAAAAAAACAAATTAAATAAATAATGTGTGGCATTCGTTTAAAAAGGGTAAAGAATTAAACGAGGTGAATGAAAATGACAGGTACAGAAACAGTACAAAGCTTTAATTGTCCTAATTATTCAGGACTATTATATAACAAAGCAAATACAAAAACTCCATTTTTAAATATGATTAGTGGTGGAGTTAAATACACAAATTCAGTAGAATTCGCATGTGGACAATATTATACAAGTGAAGAAGGCGATATTCCGGCAATAAGTGAAACAGCATCATTAACAGCACCAGATGCTTCATTTGTAACAAGAACTCAAATGAGTAATGTTACTCAAATATTTATGGATGCCGTAGCAATTTCTTATGCTAAACAATCTAATATGGCTACATTAAGTGGCGTTAATTTAGCAGGACAAACTGCAAATCCACAAGATGAATTATCATTCCAAGTAGCAAGAAAAATGGAAAAATTAAAAAGAAGCATTGAAAAAACATTTATTCAAGGTACTTATAACAAAGCAACTGATGATACTAAAATTAACAAAACAAGAGGTATGGTAGCTGCAATTACTACTAACGTAATTAGTGCCGAAAGTGGTAAAGGTGATAGTAAAGTTAATGCTCCATTAGATATGTGGTTAGTTAATGATTTGGTTCAAAAAATTAATGATAATGGCGGAGACATTTCTAACTTAGTATTATTAATGAATTCAGTTAACTTATTACAATTACATGGTGATGCTATTGAAATGAAAATGCCAGTTGGTGATCCTTATATGAGTGCTTATGGTATTCAAATAAGAGATTTAATTTTACCAGTAGGAACAGTAATTCATTTAGCAATAGGTGAATTTATTCCAGAAGGTACAGTATTAGCAATTAATCCATCAGTAATTGGACCAGTTGAACAACCAGTTCCAGGTAAAGGTAACTTCTTCTTAGAAGAATTAGCAAAAACTGGAGCAGGAACTAAATATCAATTATTTGGTCAAATTGGATTAGACCACGGTCCAGAATGGTTTCACGGAAAAATTACAGGATTAGCAACAACATTTACTAAGCCATCTAAAGAAGTAAAAGTTAATGTAACTAATACTACAACAAATCCAGTTAATACAAAAGCAGTTACTGCTTAATATAACTTTTTTAAGTAAGGAAGTGTATTTATGAGTCAAGGAGAACAATTAAAAAAAATGCGACTAGAAATCTTAGGCGATATAGCCAACAAGTCAAAGGACGATGTATTTAAATTAAAGCTAGATGACGCAGAAATTGTGGCTCTAAATACACTTTTCCCTTACGACTTGTCAAAAGATACAATAGATGCAGAAAACAACAAACGACTTGCAAATTGGCAAACAAGATGTGCTATTGAACTATATAAAGCGATGGAAAGAACAGGATATCAGTCTTATGCTGAAAATGGTTTATCTGTCCAATTTTTAACAACACTTGTTTCTAGTGATTTATTAGGAGAATTAATTCCAAAGGCAGGTATTCCTAAATGATACCTATTGTAAATATAAATCCAAATAAATGGGTTAAAGATGTTTATATATCAAGCAAAATAGGCATACAATCAGATGCTGAAGGTAATGAAATTAATAAATATAGTAAGCCAAATAGCGAACCATATAAATTTAATTATCAACCAGTCAATACTGATGCTGATATAGCAGAGTTTGGAGAAAAGGCAAGTGTTATGAAAAAAGCAGTTATCCCTATATCATATCAAGGAATGTTCAAAGAATTTGATGTTGCTTATCTTGATGGTGCAACACCTGATGGAGAAAAAGAGTATGGAGATAATGCTAACTATAGATTATTACCACCAAGAGATGGTAATTCAGTTATAATTATATATTTTGAAAAACTTACAGGAAAGTAGTGAAATTATGAGAGAAAAAGCAAACGAACTAATGAATGCTATTTACAAGGAAGAAACACAAGAAAAAATTGCAAACACAAGAAACGCTTTTACTGATATTGCAACTTATATACTTGAAAATTTGAAAGATAGCAGAGAAAAAAGTTTAGCAATGACAAAAATAGAAGAAGCTTGTATGTGGGCAATAAAAGGCATTACTAGAGAAAAGTAGGTGTAATTATGTACAAATTTACAAATGGAATAGTAGTTTTTGATGAAAAAACAAGAGATGAATTTATTAAAGCAGGTTATAGACTTGTCGAAGAAGAAAAAATAGAAGAGGATAAATCAAAAGATGAAAACACTTCTAACAATGGAGCTATCGAAGAAAAGCCTAGAGGAAGCAAAAAGGTTTCTAAATAAATATCAGGAGGCATATTCAAAAGGCATTGATAATGCCGTTAAATATGCCACAGAAATGATGTATAACAAGGTGCTAGAACATTGCTATGCTAATGGTATTTCTAATCATACAAGCCAAATACAGTGGCAATATGACGATAATACAAAGACTGGTAGAGTATGGACTAATGATATGGTAATTATCTTTAATGAAATGGGTACAGGAATTGTAGGTTCTAATAATCCTCATCCTAATCCAGATGGACCTTTTAAATCATGGAAATATGATGTTAATGAACATGGTGAAAAAGGTTGGAAGTATCCTAAAGAAGATGGTACTTATGGTTGGACCAAAGGTTTACCAAGTAGGCATATGTTCTATAGTGCATTTCAAGATATTAAAAATGAAATAGGAAACATAGTTGACATTGAAATAAGAAAGACAGTAGGTGATTTATATTGATAGTTGAAAATATATTTGAAAATAAAATCTTTCCAGAATTAAAAAAATATGTTGAAGAAAAGTCAATATATAAACCAACAGTTACAAAAGCAATGCCACAACAAAGCAAAGTATTTCCTATAGTACCAGTTAAATTACTTCCAGTAACTAATAAATATAATAATTTAAGTTACGGAGAAGAAACTTATACATTTGGTATTGAAATAAATGTTTATTCAATGGTAAGTGGAAAAACATCAAAAAGAACTATTTGTAATGAAGTTACTGAACAAGTAGTTGATTATTTTAAAAACAATTATCATGTAACCATTAAAACAGAATTAGATGCATTAAATACTGATTCTAATGTACATAGAAATATAGTTAAAATAACTGGAAAATTAGATACAAAATATGGATTAGATAATTTAGTTATTTATCCAAATTAAACGAATGTAGCGCTTAAATTTGTAAGGGAAATTACAATGAGAGGTGAATAAATAATGTTAGATTTAGGTATTGAAATCAGAATAAAAGAAACTTCTGCGACAAAATTCCCAAAAGAAAAATTAGTGGCAGTTAAAGGTGCTCCAGCAACTGGACAAGCAGGTGGAACAGTTGAAATAACAACTTCAAGTGATCCATCAAAAGTATATATTCCAGATAGACCTGATACTGGTGATATGGACTTTATTTATAACTATAGTGAAGAAAATTTAACGGCTGTAAAAACAGTATGTGATAATACAGCAAAAGATATTTTAATTAAATATCCAGATGGAACAGGTGCTTTATATACAGGTATTTGTCAAACTTGGAAAAACGAAGTATCAGTTGGTGGTGTAATTGAATGTACATTACATACAGTTCCAAGCACTCAAATTGCTGATAAGTCATCAACAGAAGTAACAGCATTAATAGAAACTGCATAGTTAAAGAAAGTGGGGAAAAACAATGAGAAAGTTAAAATTAAAAATAAATGATAAAGATTATACTTTAGAAATGACTAGAGATAGTATTAAATGGCTTGAAGCAATGGGATTTAGCATTGAAGAGTTTGAAAAGAAACCAATTACATTTTACGATTTGATATGGACAAGCTTATTTCTTGCTAATCATAAAGATGTTAATCCTAATTTAGCACTTAAATTAATGGACACATATCAAAAGAGTGGCAAGAATGCAGTAAAAGTTGTTAAATTTGGAATTGAGGAATATCAAACTTTTATGCGTGCCCTAGCCGATACAGACTCGAAGGAGAACGACGAGGAACTAGAGATAATCGAAGCATAGATAACGATATACAAGAAGAAAAAGGCAAACAATATAAGAACTTAACAGATTGGTTTTATGACTTGTTGCCTATGGCGATAACATACGGTATGTCTGTGAAAGAGTTTTGGGAAGATAACCCAGACCTATTCTGGGCATACCGTTTTTCTTATTTTAATAAGCTAAAATCTGAACGAGAAATATTTAACAATAATGCCTGGTTACAAGGCGCATATTTTCATGAAGCAATAACCGTGGCATTATGTAATGCTTTTAGTAAGCAAAAAGTTAAATACTCTGAAAAACCATACGGCTTTAATGAAAGGGCAGAAATTACAGAAGAGCAAAAGCAAAAACAAATAGAAATGAATGTTGCAGATATTAAGGCAAGAATTGCTCAGGTAAATGCAATAAGAACAAACAGCACTACCAAAAAGGGAATGACCGAAAAGGTAGGTGAGAATAATGAACGAGCAAACACTAGAACTACAAATTAAATCGAAGGCGCAAGAGGCAAAAACAAGTGTTGAAAGTTTAGTAAAGAGTTTAACTAATGTAGAAAATGTATTAACAAATATTTATTTGGAATTAGGACATATTGAAAAGAAAACTGGTTCGACTATTAACAAAACAACGAATATAACAAAAAACATTAATCAAATTAAACAATCATCCGATAAGGCGACAGATAGTGCTAACAAAATGGGGACTGCATTAAAATCCGCTTTTACATTTGCAAGCGTGAAGAGAATAACAAGACAAATGCTTGGATGGGTTGACGAAGCGGTTAATTATACCGAGCAATTAAATTTGTTTAATGTTGTGTTTAACAATATAGAAAAAGATGGTGTAAAAACGTTTTCTAGACTAGGAACAGAGGCTACTAAGTTTCAAAACAAATTAAACGAAAAATTCGGAACGAGCAAAACTGAAACATTATATATGCAGGGTATATATCAATCAATGGGCGAAACAGTCGGCATACAAGATAAGTATTCGGCAATAATGTCGGAAACAATGACTAAGTTGACATACGATTTGGCGTCACTATACAACAAAGGAGAAGAAGCAACCGCTGAAGCCTTAAGAGCAGGAGTATATGCTGGGCAAACAAAACCTTTAAGATCATTTGGTATAGATGTTACGCAAAACTCGATGCAACCCATATTGGATTCACTAGGTATAGATGAACAAGTAAAAAACTTATCTCAAGCAGAAAAAGAAATACTTAGATATTTAGCAACGCTAAAACAAGCAAAAATTGCTATGGGAGATTTTGCAAACAATCTTGAATCTCCAGCCAATCAAATGAAAATTTTCAAGCAACAATTGGTAGAAACAAAAGTTGCGTTATCGAGCCTATTTATAGGAACATTTGCTAAATTTCTACCATATGCAAATGCAGTATTAATGGTAATAAAAGAAATATCAAATGCAATTGCAACTATGTTTGGAATAGAACTTACAGATTACAATACAGGAATTGCGAGTCAAGAAGGTATATATGATGGAATTGAAGATAGTGCAGATGACGCCAGTAAGGCTGTAAAAGAACTTAAAAGACAAGTACTTGGTTTTGATGAAATACATAATATTAACGAAAACAAAGATTCTGATAACGGCACGAATGTTGGTGGTGGCATTGATCAAAGATTATTAGATGCTATTAAAGGCTACGATAATGGTATGGATAAAGTAAGAATGAAAGCCACCGAAATTAGAGATAAGATTATGGAATGGTTAGGATTTACTAAAGAAATAGATCCATTGACTGGTAAAGTATCATTTAAATATGACGGAATAAAAAAAACATTAGCCAATATGTGGAAGTCATTTAAAGGCATTTCTACGGAAGGTAAGGTACTAATTGGACTTGGGCTTGTAATTGGGGCTGAAAAGCTGTTAAGCACAGGCAAAAAGCTTATAACGGTATTCGGGACAAGTGGTTTATATAAATCACTGAAGTTGATATTATCACCATTTAAATTACTAGGGACTAATATGTTAAATTTAATTCAATATACAAAAATTTACACTAAACTATCAGGCAATTTAAATGATGGACTTCAAAGTGGAATAGAAGCATGGAGACAGCAGAATATAATCGTAAAGGACTCTTACGGAAATATCAACAAATTGGGAACTGCTCTTAATGGTGCTAAAACTGCAATCTCTGGGTTAATTAGTGGTGCGGTTGGATTATATACTGTACATGAATCTATGAAAGATTTATCTACAGAGGGTGCTAATTTGGCTAATATTTTAGGATTGGTCAGTGGTGGTTTAACAACTATTGCAAGCGGCGTTCAGATCGGAGCAATATTTGGGCCGTGGGGCGCAGTAATTGGTGGTGCGGTTTCTGCTCTGGCATTATTGATAGATGCCACTAGTGCATATCAAACAGAAACAGACAAGTTGATAAGCAAAGTTGAAACAAGCAGTGAAGAAATGCTTAAATTCGGCGATTCCATAATGGCTGTTTACGAAGAAATAGACAATACAGTTAAAAATAAACTATCGTTGCATGAAGAAAATCAAAAACTTGTTGACGAGTTGGACTCATTAGTAGACGCTAATGGAAATGTTCTTTCTGGATATGAAGATAGGGTATCATTTATTTTAAATCAATTAAACAATGCATATGGGACTGAATATAAAATTGTTGATGGCCAAATACAAAAGTATGACGAATTAAAAAAGAATATACAAGAACTGATAAAACAAAAACAAATAGAAATCATGCTAGAAGGTAAAACCGAAGCGTACACGAAGGCAATAGAATCTCAATCTGAACTACTGAAAAAGTATAGAGAACAAAAAAAATCGGTTAAAGAACTTCAAAAAGAATATGACTCAACCGAAGCAAAGATGGCATCACTTGCTGCACAATATAATCGTGGTGAAATTTCAATAATGGAATATAATCTTGAAATGCAAAATATCACAAACGAAAGTGGCAGATTAAAGGAAAGCCTGGATACGGCAAAAAGCAAGCTCTCAGAATTTGCTGATGATGTCACAGAAAATCAAAAAAAAATAAGCGATTATACTGAGTTATCTACAGCAAGTATAACTGGGAATATGGATGAAATAGATAAGGCGATTGATGATGTTACAAATTCTTATGTCGTGGATGGCAAAATTATAACCAATTCTTTGGCAGAAAATATAGAAAATCTTGATATTCAATATAAAGATTTGGGAAGCATGACCGAAGAAGAATACAATAGGCAAAAGAAGAACTTATTAGATACATTGACAAATATGAGCCAAACAGTAGATTCTATGACTCCAGAAGTGGTAGATGCATGGGGCTATTTGGCTGAAAGTAGTGAAGATGAATTCTTGGAAGAATTCAAAACCCTTCCAGAAGATGTACAAACGGATATAGTAGATAAGATGTATAGTAAGGGTTATAACATAAGCAATGAATTACAATCTGGTATCAATCAAATAAATCCAACCATTAAAGTCAAGGCTGACACTAGTGGCGCCAAGACTACTGTAAATAATTGGATTGAGGGGTTGAAAAATACGTTCTTAGGATTCGGCTTTTCCACTGTTAGTGGCGGTGGCGGATTTAGAGCAAAAGGTGGAGTGTATTCAAACGGCTCATGGAAAAACATACAACAATATGCAAATGGCGGTGTACCAAGTCATGGAAGTTTAGTTTTTGCAGGAGAAAATGGCCCAGAGATACTAGGAAATGCAAATGGTAAAACAGAAATATTGAATCAATCACAAATAGCAAGTGCAATATATAGTGCTGTTTACAGCGCTATGAGTCAGTGTAGTAGCGGCGGGATTGCAGAAATTAATGTACATGCTGATGAAGGAATAATTGTTGATACTGCAATTAATGGCATAAATCAAAAAACAAAACAAGCCGGAATATGTCCAATAAATATACCGGCTTTATAAAAAATGCAAATTTGACTAATTTTCAATCATACATTTAATTTTCTTAAGTTTTATATTATAGTCTTCAATATTTGAAACATCAGTGTTACTATACAAAATTTCATTGAACGAAATTGACTCGCCAGGCTTTGGAGATTCTATTAAGAGCCAACCATCTTCTTTTATGGCTCCACTTGAAAATGTGACAATGATTTGAACCTCTTTGCAATCTTCATTAGAAACATTTTTTAAGGTTCCTCTTAAATGGGCAGTACTCAAATATGAGTTGGGTTTTAATTCAGATACTTCATATCCTATATTTTTGTTGCGAAAGAAAATTAACAATATCACACTTAATATAAGTAAACACCAAAGTATTATTCCGATTATTTTATTTTTCATTTCTTCCTCCTATATTCAAATTATACCATATTTTATAAAAAGTGTAGTACTTTCTTTCAAGGGAAAATGAAAGATGGTGAAATTATGATAAAAGAATTTACCTCAAATGGCTATAAGTATGTATTGGCTGGTCCAGTACTTACAATATCGAAAGTCAAATTAAATGGTGTAGATATATCTAAATACTTATCAAATCAAACAAAGATATCATGGTATGATGTATCAAAAAATAGCGGCCGAGATGTTACCAATGCAGATGGCACTATGGTGCTTAACGTAATAAATACTAAATGGAGAATTGATTTAGTAAGCAGACCGCTTACAGATGCTGAAGTTGTAGACTTTTATGCCGAGATAATAAAAGCACCAACGCTAAGTGTAGATTTTCTAAATCCATTTACAAAACAATGGCAAAATATATCTTGTTATCGTGGTGATAGAGTAGTACAAGCAATGCTGCCTTATAAAACGCCTGATGGATTTGTAGAATTATATAATCCTGCCTCACAAGCAGTAATTGAATTGTAGGTGGATTATGGCAAGTACAAATTTTATAAATGAATGCAAAAACAGAGCTAATGCTAATCGCTTAGGAAAAATAATTGTAGATGGAATAGATACACCAATAACAAATTCAAATAACTTACAGAGTCTCGAAATAGACAGTGGCTGCTATGTGGATGGAAATATTATTGGTTCAGTATATGCAAAATGTTTGAAAGCAAATTTTATAGCAGAGCAAAACAATTTGGCTGATAAATCTATACAAGCCCAGATTGGCGTGAAATTTGGCGATACAAGCACGGAATACATTGATATGGGTAAATATACTATCGAACGTTCAAACAATGAAATAACGGCAAAAATGAGCCAAATAACGGCATATTCGGAATTGTATACAAAACTTGATGATAAATATATATGCAATATAGACTATTCCTCAAGTGATAAGACTTTAGCTGACCTCTATATAGATGTATGCAATCAGTTGGGATTAATACCAAAAACAACAACATTTTTAAATAGTACAATTTCAATTGATAATAATCCATTCACAAATGGAGAAAAAAACAGAACAGTATTACAAACAATATGCAAAATTGCTTGTTCCTTTGCGGATATAGATAATGGCACGAACAAAATTGACTTATGTTGGCTAAGTGATAGTGAAGAACCAGATTACACCTTCAATTTAAATGATTATAGCAGTGTAGATGGTGGACAAGTTATATGCGGTCCTATAAATTGTTTAATCATTAAAAATAGTCAGATTGATAGTGAAAATGTAACAAAAAAAGATGATGACAGTATATCTGTGAATGGTGAAAACCAATTAGTAATAAGTGAAGATTACATCTTACATAATGCTGAACTAAGACAACAAGCTATTACTGCAATATGGAACAGAGTTAAAGGTATGAAATATGTTGATTGTAAATTAATTACATACTATGGTAAGCCATTTTTAAAACTTGGCCACAAAATTAGAGTTTACACAAGTAGTACTGAATATTTTGATACTTATGTGTTAAAACACAAATTTACTTATGATGGTTCCTTTTCAAGTGTTATAGAAAGTCCAGCCCTAAGTAAACAAGAAATTAAGACAAAACAAGATTCAAGTTTGGCGGAAATATTAAAAAATACCCAAATTGATGTTGACAAGCAGAATCAAAAAATAGCAAGTGTTGTTTCTAAGACTGACGAAACATCTGAACAAGTTTCACAGGTTACCCAAACAGTAAACAATTTTGACATATCAATTAAGAATGTACAAAAAAGTCTAGAAACTCAAAATGGTACTATTCAAACACTTGAAGGCAAGATCACTGATATGAATTTTAGTTTTAGCACTAAAGGTTTATCAGTAGGAACTTCGAGCGATTCAAATAATTCATTACTAGATAACACAGGCATAAGAGTATATAACTACGAGAAATTAAATGCTATCTTCAACAACAAAGGTTCTGGTATAGATAAACTTATTGTTACTGGTACTGCTCAAATAGGATACTTAAAGTTTGTTAAGTCTACTAAGAACAATAAAAAAGTAACAAAAATCTATCATTTAAAAGAATTAATAGAAGATTTAGAGGACTTGGAGGTGTAATATATGGCAACAATAAATGGAAGTACTAACAACAGCCAATGGACATTTAAATTGGAAGTTACAGAGGGAAATTATGATATAACAAACAATACTTCTCCAGTAACAGTTACAATGTATTTGGGTAGAGCTAGTTCACAAAGTTATGTCGGTGGAAATTGGACTGGAAATATAACCATAGATGGTTCTTCTTATGATTTGAGTGGCAACATACCATATCCAACTTATATAAATGGTGGTGAGTGGTATGAGGTAGCTTCTTATTCTAAGACAGTAAAGCATAATAATGATGGAAGTAAAAATGTTAGTGTTAGTGCTAGCATGTCTAGTAGTTATTTTACACCTAGTTATTCTAGTGCTAGTGGAACTGTTTCACTTGCTACTATACCTAGAGCGAGTGGTGTTGCTTGTAGTAGCCCATACATTGGTGATAATGCAATTATCAGTATAGATAAGAAGTCTTCTTCATTTACTAATACATTGACTTATAAAATAGGTACTTTAACAGGTACTATTGCTACTAAAACAAGTAATACAACAGTACAATTTCAAACTAGTTCAATAGCTGATAGTATATATGCTTTAATTCCAAATGGTACTGAAACTTCTGGAACAATTTATTGTACTACATATAATGGAAGTACACAAATCGGTGATACACAGAGTACTTCATTTAACTTATATGCTAAAGAGAGTATGTGTAAACCTCATGTTAGAGCAGTGGTATCTGATTCCAATAATGAAGTTACTGCAGTTACTGGTAGTACTACAAAGTTTATAAAGTATATATCTAAACCGACAGTAAATGTGATAGCAGAATCGCGAAAAAGTTCGGAAATAAAGAAATTTTCAATAAATTTAAATGATGGACAAACCGCATCTTCGAGTGAAAAAAGTGGAACTTCTGGACAAAATGAAGTTTTCTGGCAAAAGCAATTTAGTACAATTGGTTCAAATAAAGTAAGTGTATCTGCTACCGATAGTAGAAATTATGTCGGATATAACGATTATACTTTAGATATGATTGATTACATTAAGTTACACATAAATACTATATCAATAACTAGGCCAGAAGGAACATCAAACGAAGCAATACTAAATTGTAATGGTGCATATTACAATGGTTCATTTAGTGATACTGTGTCAAACACACTTAGTGGTAGTTTTAAATATAGAAAGTCAGGAGAAACAGATTGGACTGATGGTGGAAGTATAACTCCAACGATTACAAATAGCACATTTAGATTTAATGATTTGTCTTTAGGCAATTTATTTGATTATAATGAAGAATACCAATTTAAAGTCATTTTAAAAGATAAGTTCTTAACAGTGGGATCTTCTGACACAGAGATTATAACTTTACCAAAAGGTCAAGAAACCATCGCTGTTGGTGATAAAGAATTTTGGCTATATGGCACTGCCTATCTAAATGATGAAACTATAGGCATTAATAAAAATTCGGCTAACTCTTCCACTACAAATGGATATAGTTGTAATTATTTAAATGATAAATTGGATGAAATAAATTCGGATATTGTTAAAACGAAAAATATAAGTTATTGTAAAATGAATACTAATTTTGAGACAAAAGAAATAACAAATGCAGTTCAAATAACCGGTTGGGAAAATTGGCAAGATAACGGTGATTTGGGTGCGTATCCGTCTAGGAATAGATTGGAAATAAAAAATACCAAACTCGCCATAATAATGGGTAAAACATCTGGTCAATATGGTATGTCAGCATATTTCAAAATCACAGATAGTGCTGGTAATAATATATTTACCGATAACCAACAAACTGATCTGTTAATACAGCCAAGTGGAAACAACTTTTGGTCAGAACCATTACCAACAACACTTGTAGTACTAGATCCAACAAAGACATATTATGTTACATTATGGGCAAACAGTTATGATAATGGACTTGTTGGTACAGCATATCTAAATAATGGTTTTGGTAAAAACGGCACTTGGATGGCCGCCATAAAATTAATGTAAGGAGATGATAAATATGGAAATAATAGATAAAGAAATTCATATTAATAGAGGAGATAGAGGAACTATCAGAATCAAAAGTAAAAAAGGAAATTTTAAAGTTGGAGATAGGCTAAAATTTTCTATAGTAGATAAAACAAATTATAACAATGTATTTTTTCAAAAAGTATATGAAGTTACTGAAGAGAGCGAATATGCGATTATTCCATTAATGGAGGAAGATACTAGATTTGTTACGATTGATAAAAAACCATTCAAATGTAAATATGAAATAGAGTATAATGGAATAATCACTTTAGTTGGTTCAAGTGATGATGAAGATAATTTGTTCGTGATTTATGCAGAGGCAGGTGATAAATAATGGAATTAGAAATTTTAAAAGAAATAGAAGTCGAAGGAATAGATATGATAGGCCCTAAGGGAGACAAGGGAGATACTGGCCCACAAGGCCCAAAAGGCGACAAAGGAGATACTGGCCCACAAGGAATACAAGGTCCAAAAGGAGAAAAAGGCGATAAAGGCAATCAAGGCGAACCTGGTGCTGTTAAAATGCAAGTTGTAGATACTCTTCCCGAAACAGGTAGAACCGATACTATTTATCTTGTAAAAAAAGATAATCCAGGTGAACAGAATTTATATGATGAATATGTTTATACCGAAACTGGTTGGGAACATATTGGGGATACTTCTGTTGATTTAAGTGATTATTATAATAAGGAAGAAAGTAATGAAAAGATATTTGACAGTTTGCCAGTATTATATACTAGTGTGGCAATTGGAACAACTACCACTAAAGAATCCGATATTAAATCGGCATCGGAAGTAGTAAATGCTTTATATAAAAATGGTAAAAAGATGTTTGTTTATCATAATTCTTCTTATGAGATACCTGATGTAGTATTATCATTTCCGAAAAAAATTCTAAAGGAAAAGAGTAGATATGACTCGTATGGATGCTATAATGAAACGGCTTATGCTTACATTACGGTAATCCGTGGTATTTGCGTATATATTAATGGCACCTGGGATAATGAAGTTTTTACTTGTACCAGTGTACAGTCAATTCGTAGCAATGACACTATTAAAGCAGTTAATGTTGCTAGTACAATTACTGACACTACAACCGATTCCGTTCAAGGAAAAGTTGTAAAGAAATATGTGGATGATGCAGTTGCTACTAAACAAGATATTTTGACATATAGTATGTATTTAAGTGGGGCAAATGAAACAGATACAGAAAAATTACAAGTCGCATCTGATTTAATAAATAACTTATATAAAAGTGGTTCTAACAATTCGTTTATTTTGCACAACCTTTATTCTGACATTTTTACAGGCGATTCGTATAGTTCTAATATGCTTATGAATGGTGCATATCCAATCACAAACACAAAAGGAACATTTAAATTTATGAGTATAAATAATTCTACTACAAATGAGAATGAACCATGTATTCGTGGTCACATATTATATATATATGGAACATGGACCGATGATGTATTTACTGCAAATAGGATGTCATTGATTAGGTCAACACATGACTTAAGTTTAAGTAAGTTAAATTCATCATTCCTTAACCGAAATAACACAACATCTTATACACCAACTGGCGATTACAACCCAGCCACAAAGAAATATGTTGATGATTCACCTACAACGTACACTGGTTATGATGCAACTAAAACTCAAGTGTTAAAAAATATAAATGGAACATTAACATGGGTTAATGAGGAATAGAAAATGGAAAATATAACATTAGGGCAGATAGCCAAAGTTTTGGCATTTATAGTAGCACTTATAGGTTCTATCGCATACTTAAAAAAGGCTCTCATAAGTGCATTGAACAAACTATTAGAACCAATTAAAAAAGAGATCAAAAAAAATAATCTATCAAATACAAAGACAAACTTAATTAATTTTATGGAATTGGCAGATAAAAAAGAAATTTCATCAGAACAAAAACTGATAAGTTATGAATTATATGATGATTATTGCCAACATGGTGGTAATAGTTTTGTTCACGACAAGTGGGAGAAATTAAAGAAAGAAGGTAAATTGTAATGAAAAACGAAGTATTAAAAAAAATAGCAAAATTAATTGATTTAAAAAGTATAATGACAATAATAATGATCTTAGCATTGGTAGTTGGATGGTTTGCTGATAAAGTAACAAGCGAACAATTCGTACCAATGGTAATGATGATAATGACATTTTACTTTGCTAAGAGTGATAAGAAAGGTAGTGATATTAATGAATAGCAAAGAATTAGTATTAACTGAAGAAATGGAATTAGAGTTAAGCAATGGTAAAGGGGATGAAGTAGATGAGTAAATCTAATTTAACACAAATAGTAGTACCTGCAGATGAAGGTAACTATACTAAAGGCAGAAGCGGTAGAAACATCGAAGCAATCACTCTACATCACATGGCTGGAAGATTAACTGCAGAACAATGTGGTGGAATATTTCAAGAAAAAGGTAGATGTGGCTCTAGTCATTATGGTGTTGGCTATGATGGCAGTATTGCTAATTATGTTGATGAGGAAGATACCGCATGGACTAATAGCAATTGGGATAGCAATTGTAAATCAATAACTATTGAAATATCGGATAACGATAATAGTTGGTATGTTAACGATACTACTTTAAATGCTGTTATTAAATTGGTTGCAGATATTGCTAAGAGGAGAGGCTTGGGAACATTGGTACCAGGAAAGAACTTAACTTGGCATAGTATGTTTACTAGTACCACTTGTCCTGGAGATTATCTAAGAAGCAAAATGCAGTATATCGCAGATGAAGCAAATAAGATTAATTCTGAGGAGCCTATTAAAGAAAAGACTACTGAAGAACTTGCTAGGGAAGTAATAGAAGGCAAATATGGCAATGGCGAGGACAGAAAGAATGCATTAGGCGATAGATATGCAGAAGTACAAGCAAGAGTTAATGAAATCCTAGCACCTGCGACAGATTCAACTGTTGATATTCTAGATTTAGTTAGAAAGACTATTAGAGGAGACTTTGGTAATGGAGAAGATAGAAAATCTGCTCTAGGTTCTAACTATGATGAAGTTCAAAGACAAGTTAATCTTAATTTTCAGAATGGAACTACAAATTGGGACAATGTAAGATTATATTAAATTGAAGTAGGCTAAGCACCTACTTCTTTTTTTATGCCCTGATTTGCACTTTTTCTTAAATTGTGCTATAATATCTAGCCAAATGAGGGGATAACATGGTTGAAAAAAGAATAAGCGATAAGCAATTTATTTATAGACTAACAAGAAGAAAAGATACTATTTTAATAATTAAATATAATTTAAAAAATAAAAGGGCATGGTTTCAAACAGAAAGCATGCCAAAAAGAAAAGCTATAGACATTAACAGAATAGTTAATCTATAGTTTTTTATTTACTTTATTATTTATTTGTGTTAGGATAAATAATTAAATGGGAGGGGGTGAGAACGTGAATAGCAAAAGAGCTGTAAAGCCTTTGAAGTTTGTTGGGTTTATAGGATGCCCGAATGGCAAAACACCAAGCGGTTGGACAGTAACGCCAATAAAAGGCGATAAAAAAAACAAGGCCTAATTTTGGTCTTGTTTTGGTCTTGTTTTTGTCTCGTGGTCGCACTATTTAGGAAAAAAAACATTGGACTAAATGACAAAAAATATTGAACTAAGCACTTGAAAAACAAGCAAATTCATTATATTTAAAGGGTTTGTATTGATTGACATGCTTGAAATCCTGTCTTCCCGACCATTATTGAAAAATAAAGAACTAGCGATAGTTCTTTTTTAATATTTATTTTCTGCAACCACATGATCCCAAGCTAATAACTTAGTACCTAAAAAATTTAAATATAAAAAGTGGAGAATGAGGTGTCCCATTACCACTTGTATTCATCATAAAGCAAAGGCAAATGCTCATTACTAATACCAAAAGTTAACCCATGATTATGAGGAAGTCCATATCTATAATTTCCTCTGTAAACGCTAATTTTAAAAGTAACCGCTATAAAGCCTTTATCAATCAAATCAATAAAAATGTCAATATCTTTTAATTTATAGAAAGTAGCCTTGTAATACTTATAGTGCATTTTTCCATCTATATTATTTGTCCAAGCATCTACGAGCATTAAATATCGCAATTTACAATATAATTTATTTTTTAATGTAAAGAAAGACCAATATACACTTCTTTCTAATAAATTAAGATTTTTATCAAATACGCATAAAAATACCTTTTCTTCTTTTCTATCAACATCTAATTTAAAAAAATATTTTGTTCCAACCTGACATAACATATTACCATATACTACAGAATATAATACTTTGGCACTTCTAATTTCTTTATCTGGATATCCATATTTTTCCCTTAGTCTATCAAGTTCAAAGAGTTCTTCACCATCAGGTACTGAACCAAATAAACCAATTAAACCCTTACTAAAACTTCTTCTTGTTTTAATTTCAATACCATCATAATCGGGTACACAAAAATCAGACTTTTCTTTTCCTAATAATCTTTCAAATGTATCACCAATACCACCATATCCACGATGAACCTCTGGAACATATCCCATTCTTTTTATTCTATTAAATTCATTATTCAATTTTTTGATACTTTCTTTGATAGTATCACCATTGTTTAACATATCCTTCCTTTCTACTAAAAAATATTTTCTTTTCTATCTCGTTTATAATTATACCACAAAATTATTAAAACATTATTGTGTTATTAAAAAAATAATGATAATATATATAAGAACGCAGGAGGTTTT